GCCACCCTCCTTTTTCTGAAAAAAAGTGAAAAAGTGACTTGAGACCATTATGCTCTCATTTCCGTTTTTTTATGAAACATGTTGTTATCATAAACTTTTTTTATGTAATTATACAATATTTTAAAAACTATTTAGGGGATTTTTATATTCTATAAATATATAGAACCGAATGAACCAAAATATCCCAAAAAATCCCCAATTATTTAGTTGTGAAAAATGTAATCTTATTACAGGTAATAAAAAAGATTTTAAAAAACATTGTATGACAAACAAACATATCAATAATCATAATTTAGAATATTTAGAACAAAATATCCCTGAATATCCCTTTATGTGTAAATATTGTAATAAAGGTTATAATGTTCGTAATAGTTTATGGTATCATGAAAAAAAGTGTATGAATGAACAAAAAAATATAGGAGTTAATATGTCAATAAATGAAAAAGAAAATGATGAAAATGAAATATTAACAAAAGATGATAAGATTGACATTCTCATAAAAGAAAATATAGATTTTAAAAACATTATCTTGGATTTGGTGAAAAACAATAGCAATTTTCAAAAGCAAACGCTGGATATGCAGCAACAAAACCAAGATATGCAACAAAAAATGATTGATGTTTGTAAAACAAGCGGTACTAATAATACTTACAATAATCATAGCAATAACAAGACCTTCAATATGCAAGTGTTTCTGAANGAGAAATGCAAGGATGCCATGAATATCATGGACTTTGTCAATTCNATGACACTAGAACTCTCGGATTTGGAAGATGTCGGCGAGCTCGGTTATGTAGAAGGCATTAGTAAAATCATGATAAGAAAACTCAATGAGATGGATGTCTATAAACGTCCGATTCATTGTAGCGACTACAAGCGAGAAGTGATGTATGTGCGCGATGATGATATATGGGAGAAGGAGAATAGCACTTATGACAAAGTACGGAAAGCCATAAAACATATTACGAAAAAGAATGGCGATTTGATGATTCCTTGGCGCGATCAAAACCCGCAATGCATGAATAACCGACATCGCTTGAATGATGTATATTTGCGCATTATGAATCAGTCGATGGGTGGCAAAGGCGAGTTTGTTGACAGCGAAAACAAAATCATTAAAAAATTATCCAAGGCTGTTTACATTAATAAGGATTGTTGAAACTTCCTTCCCTTTCTAATAGTTCTCATCCCCATCCATGTCATAGTCTTCAGGCATAGCATCTTCGCCCATATAAGTAATGACATTATCTTCTCTATCTTGTTCTTCGTTCGCCGTATCTTCTGCTATCATATCCAATTCAAAAATATCACGATTCATATCAGTCACATCATTGCGTTGATTTAATCTCACTTCATTCTTGGCCATTTTTTCCATTTCATCGCGTTCTTCATCATATGTATCTTTTTGATATGTATGAAGACCTTTTTGTTCCCCCTTATTCCAGCGTCCTAATTTAAGAGTTTTAAATTCTCGCTCAACTTCACGTTCTTCGTCATTTTTCTTATTCAAATAACTCGTAATATCATCTTTTTCTTTTTCCTTTGATCGCAAGATTACTTCCATTAAACTATTATAATTATAATTAATTGCCTTTTTATCAGTGCGTATCAAATTAACAAAGGTTACCATAACATTAATTATTTTTTCACTTAATTCATATTTGTTTCCAACCAGAATATCCATTTCATTTGCTTTTGTCATAAACGCCAATTCGTCGTCATCATCCTTTGTTTCTTCTTGTAATAAATTCAATGGTAGTTCTAATATATCCTTATCATTCTGTAATGACATTAAATCAATCAATATAGTAAATAAATAATACTTGAAGAGCAAGGTGGTTAAATCTAAGTCAAATACGGAATATTTGAAGGCGTTTTCCTTTGTCTTCGCGCCCTTTTCGTCGCTCGAGCTTGTCTTTGAACCTGTCTTTGAATTAATTTCAACCGGTGTATAAAATAAGGTAGATTGCGAAATTTCATTAATATCACTTGTAACTGCTACCATTTTTTCCATTAATAAATGGATTTGTTTATCTTCATAAAATTTATGTAATTCATCATAATGTTTTACAATATTTTTTTTGACATCAACTTGATGTTTACCTGATAGTTTCCAATGGGTCGGAACTTTTACTCTATCAGCGTAATCAAGGTTATTCATAATAATGTTAGGGAATTCCTTTGTTAAAGACCGCATTGTTTTTTTCATAAAATTAACCATTTTATATTCAGTTTCTTCCTTTGTATTTTCAGGTTTAAAATCAACAATGGTCTCAAGGCATTCTATAAAATCTTTCAAGGTAGTTCTCGAAAGTTTAGTTCTTGTGTCAGTGACGAATTCAATAAGCTGTCTCTTCATATCATCGTTCAATTTCGCCAATAGATTTTTAAACTCACGAAGCTTCGCAGTATCACTCAAGAGAGAATTTAATTCAAATTCATCAAGAACACTCATAAAGGCATTACGAAACGAACTAGGACGTACATTTTTCTCATCCATATCCATCATAATTTCATTTAGTTTATCAATATTTGTTAAAATAGGTGCTTTTTCTTCCAATGTGCTTTTTGTACTATTATTAACAACATCCAATAATTGCTCTAACGATTCTTCATTGTAATTCCGAGCATCGCTTTTCAATTTTCGAATACTTTCGTTTAAGGTATCATTCATATTAAAATTATCAGGTTTAGTGGGGCATATTGCTTTAAAATTGTCGGGTAATGGCGATAAACTATTAAACTTACAATAGACGATAAATGCTCTATAAATTGTATTTTCAGAAAAGGCTGTATTAATGACACCTAATTTACGTTTAGTATTGGTAGGGTTATATAAAAAGGATGCTTTTGTAAGACGAGTTGTATCATCATATAAATCACTTAATCGAACGACCTTATTATTCATAATAGCAATTTCTGGTTGTTTTTTGATGAAGTATTGTATAGTATTTTTTTCATCGTTATCACAGCACGCATTTTCTATAAAAGGTTGTCCGTTGTTGCCGGTCAATAGTCCTTTTTCCCCGTGGATTGTTTTATCAATTAAATCGATGATATTGAAAGAAAACATTATCATTTTTGATTTTAATTCAATGATGTAATCGTGCTGTGCTGAACTTCCCTTGGTCAAACTATCAGTTAATTTTGTTTTAAATACATCACCGACGTCTTGTGTTATAGATAATTTCATCTTTTTAAGAGGGGGGAGAAATGTGCTCCAGTTTTCAACATTATGCTCTTCCGGAACATTCATATTTGGGTTAGCTGACATGTAAAGATTTAATTGTTTTATACTATTTTGAAAATCTTCAGTCGGTATAATAAATTTAGTAATGAAATTTTCCATTTGTTTTGCAATGAAAAGAGCATTTTTTTTAGCAATAGAAGACCAAGGCATATTTCCACTTTTTTTCAAATTACTTGCAACGCAGGCGATATAATTTAGGCCGCTGGAATTGTCAGTGCCGTCGATGGGAAATCCACTGAATGATTTTTTACATGTAGGAAATGTTACTTTTGTTTTAATAGGCGGAATACTTGTTTGTATGGATATCAAATAATAGGACAATGTAAAAAATAGTAATTTAGAATTGTATGCATTTTCATATGTATCGATCGGTTTATTTTTCTCAGCGGCGATTGCCATTAATTTTTCATATTTTGCCCTCGTCGCCATTACGCTAGGATTTGTAATTTGTTTGATTACACTACGAACAATAAAATCTCTCTGTTCATTCAAATTAATCCCCATATTCGAAGACATCGTATGAATAACATTGTATATTTTATTGGCGTCTGGTGTAGAATATTTACGCGGTATCTTCATCATGCCGTTTTGTTGGTCTTGTTGATTTTGTAATATTAAATCCCCAGCATCTTGTTCAATGATTGAATGAGTTATGATTTTCATCCCCTCGTCGTTATATTCTTCGTCGCCATTAAACTCAATCATTTTTATGGTGTATCCACTATATTTATCAATCCATTTATCGCCATCATCACTTTTAGTTCCTTGTTGTGCGCATATATGGTCTAACATAGATATGTAGTCTCCGTTGTTTAAAAAGGTAGTTGCTAATTTGTATATGAAGGAAGGCAACATTTTTTTGTTGCTTTTGATACAATAAAACCAGTGAGGAGATTCGTCATTATCGTCATTTCCTTCGCGTGCAAATGCGGTTACAAACCTAGAAATATCGGTATAACGTTTCGCAAGGTCTCTTTGTCCCATAATTGTATTCAATAGTCCGTCATAAGGAGATGATACTATTTCTAATGTTTCCAATGTATTTCCAAGGGCAATTTTTTTAATGTCGTGTTTGTATAATTTGAGAATACGCATATTTCTAAGTTTTTCAATACGTGAATCAGCGTTGCTTAATTCGTCTTCTATTCTACTCATAAGAATATCTTTATTTACATTTAAGGATGAGTCAAATTCCGATAATAATAATTTTAAATTTTGTTTTTTAATTTCATTAGCTCCCGTAATTTCATCTTGACATGTATTTTTGACTTCAATACATTTTTCATTCAAATTGCAAAACATTTTCATATCATCGGCAAAGGTCTCAGAATCAATTGAATCGTCTAATTCCCATTTTTCATTTTTACGAACATAATATTGCAATGTAGCGCTGGTTTCGTCGGTTGTTTCTAAAATAGCATATTCGCCGTCTTCTACTATTCTCTTGCCCTTAATAATAGCTTCAGCATCACGCCTAGCATTAATTTCATCTAGTCCTTTATTTTTCATCAATTTATCAATATAATGAGTAATTTGTTCACCCAACGCCATATTAATATCGGCTTTAAATCGTTCGCCAATATCATAAGCAGTTGAGTCATATTTTTTATCAAAATAAGCTTCTTTGCCGTCATCTTCGTGTAATTCATCTAACGCAATATAACGCTTTGAAATAACTTTTATTTTACTACAACCAGATTTGTCTTTCAACGCAATATTTTCTCCTTGGTTATGTGTTTTTTTAGTTCTAGTTTTACCCTTCGCTGTTTTCCCCAAATTATTCATGCTATTGCTTTCATTCAAATACAAATCAATATCAGTCATATCACGTGCGCCATCTGCTATCATTAAATTTGTAGAAATTAATGAAATTGCATTATTATAAAATACACCATTATCTATTTGAATAATGCGTTTTAATATATCAGAATTAGATAATTGCATAACATTCTCAGTAAATCCATAGACATCCAATACTTTTGTTTTTAAATTAGCATTTTCGTCAAATATTTTAATTAAAGAAGGCAACATAATATTTTTTGAGCCCCGAATATTACCATATTCGCGTGATTTAGCCATATAATTTTTACGATATTCCATTATTTTTCCACGAATATAATCATTCATTTCTTTATAATGAATAAAAGTCAGGTCTGATTGATAAACCATAAAAGGTTCAAGATAATTCAATATATCATTGACCGATAAATTTCCAGTTAAGTGTGGCTTTATCAGATTAAAAATAAATCGTGTTTTAGGTATTATTGTCTCTAAAAATTTATTATAAGTAGTATGATTGATGTCCTTTGATTTTGCATCTTTGGTTTCTTTGGTTTCTTCACTATCTAATGTAAAATTTCTAATGGATTTTAAAAATGTGTCAGAATCGTGATTGTAAGGTGAATTCACATCCGTGATACTAGTTTTACTAACGTGTGTTTTCGATTTTAGTAATCCCCAATAATTCAAAAAATGTCTATTCAAATTAGATTTATCTAATATATTAGGCGTATTCAAATTAACGCGTGAAAAAAGATAGGCTGCTTCTGGTAAGGTAAGAATAGATTTAATATCCATCACTTCTTTTGGAAGTATATGTTTATGCGTTATGATAGGGTTCTCTCCTCGAACCTTTTGTACATCTAACACAAAATTATTAATATTGTATGTTTGAACAGCAAATCTCTTTCTATCTACAGGTCTTTTTCTTTCATCCTTATTTGTTCTATTCGGTGTTGAATATGTATTTGTTCCTTTTACTGATGAAAAAAAATCATCAAAGTTTTCAACAATTGCTGCTATAGTTGTATTTACCGGTTTTGATACAATAACATCATTGTTATCTGTTAATGGTGCGAATGGAAGATAAAAAGGATTTATTTTTTTTTGTAAAAATTCATATTTATTAATTTCATTCTCTGCGTCATTTTCTTCATATTTTTTAACAACATTATTTTGTTCATTAACATTACCGATAGTAGATATCATTAAACCATCATCTGGTCCGGTTTGTAACATATTATCATTGTCATTGTCATTTCATCATCATCATCGTCGGAATCATCAACATATAATTTCTTAGTGGTTTTTACAACAGGAAGAATCCAGTATAATTGTTTATCTAAATTTTCTAATTGACTAACAAGTGGTTTATGATTTTCATTCTTAGGGTTAGGCATTGCCGCGTGCCCTTTGTAGTCAAAAATCGAGAAAGAATCTCTCAACTCTTTGAAACGCTGTATCATTAGATGAATATTATTTTTTACTATATTTGTTCGTTGGGCATTTGGAATGGTAGATAACATATCATCCAATAAATCATCTAATTGGTTATCTATATCATAACGCTGTTCTTCTTCGGGCACTTCAACCATTTGTGTCATAGTTTCTAAATCATCCCCAAAATGTATTTGATCGGCATTAAATATTAATGTTTTTATATTATCTTTGATTTGATTTTGGTTGTCCTCGTCGATTTTAATAAATTTATCGTCTTCTGACAATTCTAGTAATTCTTTTTGAATATCAGCATGGCGATTTTCTAATTCGGCAAGGTCCGTTGCATCCGCATCAGCATCAGCATCCGCATCCGCATCAGCATCCGCATTGGCATTTTGTTCTCCATTTACAATATTAAAGTTATCTTCATTTTTGTTCTCATTTATATCTTGTATATTCATATCAGGCGACTTTCTGATATGTATTTTTTCAATAGGTAAATCTTCAGGTAAACCCTTATATTCAAAATCAATAAATATAATATCATTATCAGGATAAGTGGTTATTTCAATTCTATCTTCTTCCAAATTACTAATTTTCCCTGTTATCGTTAAAGGTAAATCTCCACCAAAATGAACATCAATCCATACACCATTTAATAAATTATTTTGTCGAGCATAGCCATTTTCTTCAGCTCTACTTTTAATTATAATACTTTCAATTGATTCATTATCTAAATTACCATCAGTAAGGGTTAATATTGTTTCATTTCCATCTGCTTCTTCTAAACGTAACTTATCTTGGTCAATATAGCCTACATTATATACATGATTGTTAATATCACTATCATTTGGGGCAATAATTTCTATAATATCTCCTAATTGTAATTTAACTTTATCAGCCATTACCTTATATTTATAATAGAAATTTTTATAAATAACTATATTCAAATAAGTATTTATAAAATATGTATAATTCACAACAAAATAAAAATATATATAAAAATATAAAAAAATGAATTAAATTATTATTATATATGGTAATCTAATCTATTCAGTGACTTCAAACACTTTTCCAATTTTATTATAAATAGTAATAGATTCATTCGCAGCATTGACAATATAAGTAATAACATTCACCTTGTCTGTAGGATTTTTAAACCCTAAGCGAATAAGCGATTCATCGATATGTGGGTGAGGTTTACGAAAACCACAATAAGTCAATGTTTTGTCATAATGTGTTTCATACAAGACGTATTCAATAACCTTTCCAAGTGTATAATCTTCACCCTTTAATAAAATATCAAAACTATTCGGAATCGTTGTTTCAGACAAGGTAATAATACTATCATCGCTTTGAATCGTATCTTTTAATTTCTCTAATTTCTCAATCATT